GACGTTAGGGCCTAGGTATGCTAAAATAGATGACACAAAGGACAAAATTATGACAAAAGTATTTGACGCAACAAAATTTAGAAAAAGTTTAACGAAGTCCATACAAGGACTAGGAATAGGTTTCAGTGATCCAACTGATTGGATATCAACAGGAAATTATGCACTGAACTATTTAATGACAAGTGATTTCAATAAAGGAATTCCCCTAGGCAAAGTTACAGTACTTGCCGGTGAGTCTGGTGCAGGTAAATCCTACATAGCATCAGGCAACATTATTAAAAACGCACAAGATCAAGGTATCTTTGTAATATTAATTGATACAGAAAATGCGTTAGATGAACAATGGCTACAGGCACTTAACGTGGACACATCAGAAGACAAACTCATGAAATTGAGCATGTCCATGGTTGATGATGTTGCGAAGACTGTATCCGAGTTTATGAAAGGTTACAGAGAACAACACGCAGACAACAAAGAAGGTGCACCTAAAGTGCTATTCGTCATAGACAGTTTGGGTATGTTGCTGACACCAACAGATGTCAACCAATTTGAAGCGGGTGAGATGAAAGGTGACTTGGGTAGGAAACCAAAAGCACTTACGGCACTTGTGAGAAACTGTGTGAACATGTTTGGAAGTTGGAACGTTGGACTGATAGCAACCAACCACACATACGCATCACAAGATATGTTCGACCCCGATGACAAGATATCGGGCGGACAAGGATTCATCTATGCATCAAGTATTGTTGTTGCAATGAAAAAACTTAAATTAAAAGAAGACGAGAAAGGTAACAAAGTCAGTGACGTAAGGGGTATAAGGGCCGCTTGTAAAGTTATGAAAACAAGATATGCAAAACCATTTGAAGGAGTACAAGTGAAGATCCCTTATGACACAGGTATGGATCCGTACAGTGGACTTGTAGATTTGTTTGAGAAAAAAGGCCTATTAGTACAGCAAGGAAACAGACTGAAATACATTGATAAAGCAGGTAAAGAGCACATAGACTTCAGAAAAGCATGGGTCGGTGATAAATTAGATATGATAATGGCGGAGTTCAAAGAAGAAGCATCAGTTGAACAGCCAGAAGAAATAGAAGAGGAAATAAAAGAGTAATGATCGACTTTACACACGAAGATATTGAGAGGTTATGGGATTCTGTTGTACACTACGTACCTGAAAGACAGAAACTGGACATGGCTATTGATTTTATCAAAAGTTTAGAAGACATAGGTGTGGAACATGACGAAATAAAAGCGTCTGCTGAATACGATCCAAAATTAGAAGAAGCCATAAACACTGTGTTCGAGGAAGACGAAGAGTCAGACGGATACGGAGAAAATGATTAATTGGTACAACGAAGTCAGCAGGAACTTAGACAAGATCCCAGATTGCATTGCGTACTTTGACAAGGAACTTGTCGAAGCAAAGAAGCAGTGTAAAATTTACGGCAACCTTGAACGAGCAAGTGCGGCACTGCCCGGAATAGTGGAAGAAAGATTTGGACAACTGCAACAACTCGAAGCGATACTCGAATATCTAAACATCGAATTGAGAAGATTAAGATCAAAAACTTTTAGGAAATATCTAGAAAACTACAACAGAGCATTGTCAAGTAGAGATGCTGAGAAATACGTAGATGGCGAAGACGACGTAGTTGACATGGACAAAATAATTAATGACTTTGCACTTATACGAAATCAATGGCTGGGCATAACCAAAGGACTGGATCAAAAACAATGGCAAATCACAAACATTGTTAAACTACGAGTCGCAGGAATGGAAGATGCCGACATCAAATAGGATTATACTCACAGACGTCGACGGGGTGTTACTGGAGTGGGAACATCATTTCACAAAGTGGATGTTGCAACGAACACTGTTTGACGAAAGAGGTGCTAGGTATCATCCATACAGGTTATTGCCAGATAAACAAAACACATACGAGATGGCAGAACGCTTTGGGTTGACTGTCGAACAGATTCGTAAAGAGATCAGAGAGTTCAATAGGAGTGCATGGATGGGAACACAAAGGCCTATGCTTGAATCTCAGACTTGGGTCAAACTCTTGGCCGCGGAGGGATGGACATTCATACCTATTACATCTCAAACATCCGATATACCTGCCCAACAGTTGCGTAAGAAAAGACTTGGTGAACTTTTTGGGGATCATGTTTTCACAAATTACCATATTCTAGGCACAGGTGCGGACAAAGATTCAGCATTAGCAGAGTTTCACAACACCGGACTGTATTGGGTCGAGGACAAGCCAAAGAACGCTGTAGCCGGGCTCAAATACGGTTTAAAGCCTATATTAATCGACCACGAATACAATCGAGACTTTGAACATCCTGAGGTTATACGAGTAAGTAATTGGAAAGAGATACACCAAATAGTTTCAGGTAGAAAATGAAAATATACGTAGGACACGACAGCAGAGAAGATATAGCATACCAAGTTTGCGAACACAGTATCAAGCGTAGAGATCCATCTGCGGAAGTGATACCACTCAAACAAAAGCAGATGAGGGATCAAGGTTTGTACACACGTCCAGTTGACAAACTAGGTTCAACAGAATTTACATTTACAAGATTTTTTGTGCCATACCTAAATGATTTTAAGGGATGGGCAGTTTTCTGTGACTGTGATTTTCTTTGGAAGATACCGAGTCATGAACTAGTGAAGTTTTGTGACAGTTCAAAAGCGGTGGTGTGTGTTCAACACGACTACACCCCAAAAGAAACCACCAAAATGGATGGACAGGTGCAGACAGTGTACCCAAGGAAAAATTGGTCAAGCATGGTATTATGGAACTGCGAACATCCTAAGAATAAAATACTAACACCGGATTTGCTTAACACAGAAACTCCTAAATTCTTACACAGATTTAATTGGTTAGAGGACAACGAGATAGGATCTTTGCCATTAGAATACAACTGGTTAGTTGGTTGGTACAAGGAACCAAAAGATGGCACGCCTAAGATACTACACTACACAGAAGGTGGTCCTTGGTTTGACGGCTACCGTGACTGTGAATATGCAGACGATTGGAAGAAAGAACTTATCAATCTATTCAGTGCATGATGGACTGGGACAAACTCAAACCAGAACATTATCACGATCAACCAGTAGAGCACATCTGTGTTACCACCTTGATTGATACAAACACCTATGATAGATTGTATGAGAATCAAAAAAATTTAGAACACTCTAGTTGGCAATACTTCAAAAAAAAACATGATGTAAATTGTTATTTCAGAGAAAGCCTATCGGATATTGATCTCAGCAAAGACATAATTTGGATTTGGTTCTTCAAAGAAAGAAGCGATACTACTGCATCATACGTACACATCAAAGGTAAACAGATTAGGTATAGGCCCAACACATTCTTGATATCAAAATCAAAGGAATTCAAGTTTGTCCACACTACTAGGAAATACATTAGAAGTCCTTTTGTGCAATTGGATATGACCGAAGAGGACTACAATAAAATCCTAAAAAGATTTAATAAAACTTCTTAAAGCATCAACATCTGCTTGTAGATGTCTATTCTTGACTTTGGTCCATACAAAGTTATCTCGATCACGTATGTTTAAATTTTTACGTATTTGCTTCCCTGCATTATCATCTAATATTTTTTTTGCTTTGAATTCAACACTTGGAAGATAGAGACATCGATTTAGTTTACGTGCAACCTTTTGAGTATATGAATCGACATGCCAGTGCCAGAAGAAGGCAGGAGCCAAGTATCCTAATGTGTTTGTCCAGTTTTTATGCACTGCGAAATGAGCCGCTGGTAAAGGTTTGTCTGGCCATAGCATGGTTTGGTTTCCTAAATCTTTGTTGCCCTTTGGTCTGCCGTCACTAGGCACTACCATTAATATCTTGTCTTTGTACTTGTTAATTTCATCCGTTATTAGTTGATCCCAATGTTTGGTCTTAATTTGCACATCGTCGCCCATAAGCATCACAACGTCATGACGTGCCTTGTCGCACATTAGATTCCAACTGAAACAAGTTGATTGATTTGGTCCTACTACATAATGTTTTTCATCTATGAGATCTCTGTATTGTTCAAGCGTTGCATCGTCACTGTTAAGGTAAAAAAGCAATTCAGTATCACCTTTTTGGGTTTGGACGACAGTGTCCACTAGTCTTTTTGCTAATTTAGGCCTACCTCTGGACGGACAGCACAACGAAATCATATCAATTTATTTTTCCAAGTTTCCGGCGTTATGTCGTTCACTATTTCTAAAGGTAAGTGATATTGGAATTTTTTTGTGCCTCTTGATCTTATGTATTCCGCAGTCTTACTCACTGCCTGCCTCATGTTAGTAGATGTTTTGTAGTCTAACAACTTACGTGCTTTATCAGACGAACACGTGGCAAGTTTGACTTCCTTCGGCCTATCTTTATGATGTATAGGATCTAAATTTATACCAGTCTCATTTGCACACGCTTCCGCAAGTTCGTTAATTGTGACAGGCTCTTCGTCTGGTCCTATATTGATAACTTCGCCAACAACATTTTTATTGAATGCCAGTGCGTTCAAGCAATACAGACAGTCATCGATGTAACTAAAACACCTTTGTTGTTTTCCGTCCCCATAGATGATAGGTTGTTTACCTTGCAACATCCTATTCAACATTATAGACATGACATTCCTAAACGGATCGTCATACTTCTGTCTTGGGCCAACGATGTTGTGAGGCACCGCGATCACATATTCCACTCCGTGAGTATCACACAGATTTTTCAAAACATCTTCGCCGGCTTTTTTAGCGATACCATATGGATCCTGTGGCCTACATTCGTAATCTTCCCTGTATGGCAACTGATCATGATGACCGTACCTAGCCATGCTGGAGCAGTACACAATACGTTTTACATTATTTCTAATAGCCGCAGTGATCGTGGTTACTGATGCTTCGAAAATATTCTTAGTCACCAACACAGGTGAAAACACGGATAGTCCTTCATACGCCGTCGCGGCGGTATGGTACACTATGTCACAACCTTTCATTGCTTTGGTCATGTTTTCTAAATCACAACAGTCGACTTGATGAAATTCAACGTCCTGTGGTACGTTGTCTGTGTAACCACCTATCATGTTGTCATTGCCAGCCACGGTGTGGCCTTCCGATAGCATTAGGTCTGCGAGGTGTGAACCTAAAAAGCCTGCAACGCCTGTAATAAAAATTTTCATTTTGGGTATTTAATTACAGTCACGCACGGTAGTAAACTTTGTCAGGCCAGTGATCCATCAGTAATTTGTAGCCTAAGGATGTTATGTGCTGTTCAACTTCAATGTTACTACTGCCATACTTTTTGGTATTATTGTTCAACTCTATCATCAAAAACCTAACGTTTTCTAATGTCTTTGCCGCACCCTTTAATACTTCCATCTCATAACCTTCAACGTCGATCTTAATAAGATCAACATGTTCTAAATTAAGACTGTCTACTGTGACCATTTGTATTTTACCTTCGCCGACTACCCTTTTACTTTGTGTAAAATTGTCCTCTGATAGTGAAATCAATTGCTGTTTCGAACCAACTGCTAATTGATGTGTTTCTATGTCTTTGCTAACATTTTTCACCAGGCATTCATAATGCAGGCTATCTGGTTCTAATGCAATTATTTTACTACAAAATTTTTCCATTGCCATGCTCCAGGTACCGACCCATGCTCCGATGTCTAAAATTTTATTGAATTTCTCGTTTTTGTCTACACAGTATTCTATGAATTTCAGCAAACATTTATTCTGTGTAAATGGTTTACCTGTTTTCCAATCCTCAAAATGCAGATCATTTTTTGGCACCCAAAAGTCATTCACTTTTTCTATGTTCATAGCATACCTTTGTCCATTAAAATTTCAATAGCCTTTCCGTTTTTGATTTCTTCTGGAGTAAATTGCTGGTATGCAAGACTGTACAGCCAAGGCTCTGGTCCAGCATAATATGGATCCTCAATGTCTTCGAGATTCAGATTACCCATTGGTTCTGCAAAACTTTTCCTATCACAAAACACAGGAACTCCCATACAGACTGCTTCAATGGCGCTAATACTACAACTGGTAACACACGCCCATGCGTCCTTAAGATCCTCGGATAGGGGTACCTTGGCCTCACTCGGTCCTGATGTACCCCTTCCCCTAGGCTTGTGTCGAAGTCTGATCGGTCTGTCCGTTACTCTTTTCAATCTTTCAATTGTATCATTTGTCCAATTAGGTTGATCCAGATAATTGTTCATTCCATCTGAACTAGGACACACTAAGATGTGTCTGCCTTTCAAAGTAGGTGCTTGTATTTTCAGTCCAAACTTCTCAAATCTATCTGGCTTACAATTTTTTAGAAATCTAGCGTGTATGCCATTTTTGCACACACGCCAATAGTGATTGTCTGGTTTGAGATTGTTGTTGTCAAATCTTCCAAAATAAGGAGTATCAGTGAACCAATAGGTGTGATTACGTGACTCCAGTTTTTTAACCATTTCTAAATTGTTGCCCACAAATCCCCAAAACATACTGTTGCTGACTGGTTCTTTTTCAACAGCGTTATCGCGTTTCTGTATCTGCTCAGGCCATGATTTTTCAACACCGTTGAATACTTCCCATGCCTTGCTTCCTTTGTTACTAAATGGTGCGTAAATTGTTAGCATCTATAAATTCTTTCAATTGATTCGCCCAATCTTTATGACCTTCGGAAGATGGATGTGGATCATCTGGTGCACAATGTTGTTTATTTTGCACAGTGTAATCTAAGTGACTGGTTTCAGGTTTGAAGAATCGACTGCCATCTATCTTATCGTACAACAACTTTACGTCAGGGTTTGTTATGTCGGCATCGGACAATGTGTTGTACATGACATATGGATAACCTCGTAATTTAAAAAAATCCTGCAAATCATGTATGGCCAATAAAGATTCAATCTGAGTGGCCTGCTCTATATCTAGACCTTTTTGAGATAGGTACTTGAAAAAAGACTGTGTGTTGCTGTCTCTGTTCGGATCCCATGTCTTCCATGTTGTTTGCATCGTGGGGAATTTATATTTCTTGAACCCGTCTCCTGTTGGAAAATCAAATCGATTACCACCACTAGATCCTATCAGGAAAAAGCAATCTTTGGCCTTGTCTGGAAATTTTTCACACCATACTCTTGTGGTCCACATCAATCTTTTGTTACCGCGACCGCCTCCGGCTAAGTTATCGGCGATAGGCAACTGCATAAGTTTAGAAAGTTCTTCTCCACAGTGAGTGTTTACACCACATTTAGGTCGTGAGGTCAAAAAAGAACAACCATTTATGAACATTTTTGTTGGCATGTGACAATAATTATATACTACTTATTGACGGTATGCAAACAGTAAAAAACATCAACTCTCTGAAATATTTCCTGGATCGTTGGGAGATTGTAGATCCAGAATACAACTACACTGTGCCCTACCATGAATCAATAGATCCAAATTTCACCAGCCTCCCTACTTTCGTAGCAGAGTTCCATGAATGTAAAGTTAACACCTGTCCAATATTGATTACCAGAGAAAACAAAATGATAACCAATTACGTGTGGGGACTTACTCACAAAAGCAAACACAAACCACACAAAACACATAATCTATGGAAGGAATGGGACGAGTCAGTCAACATAGATTTACCTCCGGTTACTGAAAGTTTCAACGAGTCTCACACATACGTCTGGTTACCAATAGACGAAGAAAGCAAAAACAATCCATGGCACGTATGGATAGACGTAATATCCAAGTTCAGACTTATGGAAAAAAGATGGTCAACAAACTTTGCAAGATTTTGCTTTGTGCTTGCCAACCACAGTGATTACTTCGAAAAAGTTTGCAAGGCGCTTTTCCCCGATGTAAAAATTGTTGTTATGCCGAAAGGTGCAACATGGAGATTCAAACACTTGCTAGTACCAAGTATGAGCAACTCCAAGGACGGAGTCATCGTCCCACCAATGGCTCCATGGTTGCGTCATTTCAAAGGTTTGAAAAACCTAAAAGGAGTGAAGCCTCACAGGAAAATTGTTGTGCTGAGGCCCGGAGCGAAGACGAGACGTCTTGTAAATTCAGATGAGTTGCTTTTGAAACTCAAGGGGTGGGAAACAGTTGCCTTAGAAAAATTATCTATAAAAGAACAAATGAAAACTTTTGCGGAAGCGAGTCACGTGCTGGCGGCCCATGGTGCAGGATTAGTCAACTTACTGTGGTGTCAACCAGGGACTAAAATCATAGAAATACAGGATAGAAACATGATACACAAAAAAGTATACCCTTTACTTTCGCACAACTTGAACCTAGACCACAAATTATACCTGTCAGACGTTGTGCCAATACCTAGAAAGAATGGAGCAAAACTAGAGGGAGTGAAGAGATTCAGCGACATGATAAACTTTAAGATTAACATTCCAGAGATAATGGAGCACTTAGAATGATATCAGTGTTACAAAAAACACCTGTTGTGAAGTTAGAACCTTATCCACACGTGGTAATAGAGGACGCTTTGCCACAAGACATATATGATCAACTTGCCAAAGAGTGGCCTGAGGGACCACTACTTGCAACTGTCCCTCACGACAACGGTGTGTGTTACAGACTCAAAGCAGACGAAATGCTGAAACCGGGTAGGGTGTCTAAGTTATGGAAAGATTTTACAGAATATCATACAGGTATTGATTTCTTCAATGAAGTCAAAAGTGTTTTCAAAGATTACATCAAACATGAAAATCCTACCTTGGGAGCCAGAGGATGGGCCAAAAAATCCGACATGATATGGACAGATTGTCAAACTGTAATGCACGAACCTGTAACCACCACAACACGCACCCCACACATAGATAACCCCAGGGAAATATATGCAGGACTTCTGTACATGCCTTTCAGCAACGACACAGCACAAGGTGGCGACTTTGAAATATACAGTTCTAATAATACAGTAAATGCTGTGGACATGAAAAAAGGAAGACAAATATTTGAAGAGGATTTGGGAGAGGTGCACACAACTGTGCCTTACAAGGCAAACACATTTGTGATGTTCTTAAACAACTCGGCACAGGCGATCCATGGAGTGACGCCTCGTACAAACGCCACAATGCGTAGAAGAAGTGTTAATATAATCGCAGAATACAGCAGACAGAGTAGAAATCAAATGTATTCCATAAACGAAATATGATAGCAGGCATACACACAACAAAACCACGGACTCAAAGATACATAGATGCTTTTGTTAAAGGTGCTGGAGGCGGAGAGATACATCATTTTAGAAATCTAAAAAAACTGCCAGAAGGCGAATTAGTGATGTACGGCATCCTAGCAGGTTCTGGAGAAGTTTACAAATGGTGTGAAAAAGAACAAAAAGTTTTTTACTTCATGGATCATGGTTATTTCACAAACGCCCACGACAAACCCCATTGGTTGAGGATTACAAAAAATAAGCATTGTCAGAATGTCATGCAACAAAAACCAGCAGACAGATATGAAAAATATTTCAAGCAAGACATAAAACAATGGAACAAGAAGGGACACAAGATACTTGTGTTGCCACCCACGAATGCAATGGCTAATTTCTTTTCTGCTGAAAATTGGCTTGCCAACACTCTAAAGACATTAAAGGATAACACAGACAGACCAATAGTTGTGAGGGAGAAGCCATACAACCCAACAATCACAGTAGACGAAGTTGGTGCAACGGTGAAAGTCGACAAGCCTACAAATCATCAAGGCAAAATAGACTGGTCCGAATACTATGCCACAGTCACATACAATTCAAACACAATGGTCGCAAGTCTTAGTAATGGTGTCCCTGTATTCTGTGATCCTAAAAATTGTGCGGCGGCACCAATATCAGAAACTGATTTCAGTAGGATAGAAACACCTAAATACGGTGACAGAGTTGCTTTGTTTTCAAGTTTGGCCTACAACAACTGGAACATGGATGAAATGGCCAATGGTACAGCGTGGAGAATGATTAATGAAAGTTGAAATTTTTAGAAGAACAGTAAAAGACAGGCGTAAAGGCAACAGTTGGGAACTGTTATACCATTTAAAAGAAGGCATAGAAGCGGCGGGAGATGAAGCAGTAATAGTGAACGAACACAGGACTGGACCAACAGTGCCAGGAGAAATGATACCAACTGCACCCATGGCCGCCATGTTTGGTTATGGCGGTGACAAACAGATGCATCATACAAAAGGTAGACGTAGAGAACTTGCAGACAACTGTAGGGCAAAAAATATTCCCTTGATAACATTTGATGGAGGATTGTTATCTAGTTTTGGCAATGTTTCAACATCACCAGATCATCATTTTAGGGTGTCACTATACACACCAATGAATGACGGAGATTTTCTTTCTGACAACAGTCCTAGTGATCGCTGGGAGATGATGGTAAAAAAATTCAATGTGAAGTACGAACCATGGCGCAAGTCGAATCAGGAAGATCCAATCATATTTGTCTTGCAACCGTCTGACAACTGGAGTATGAATGAGTTGGACCCAATTGACTGGTTCAACGGGGTGTATGAAAAGTTAAGGCCAATCACTGATAGAAAATTTATCGTTCGTCCTCATCCAAACAACGTGGCGCCAATCGTTGACCGTATAAAGGAGTTACCAGAAGATATAGAATTACAATACACACAAAAACATTTTGTCGGTGACGAGAAAAAATATTATAGGTTTCATTTTCAAGAAGCCATAACACATGCCCACGCTGTGGTCACACACAACTCCACTGCCAGCACTGACAGTTGTATAAGGGGTATACCAACATTTTGCACCTCCAACCTTGCACTGTGTTGGCCTGTGTGTAATAAAGACCTCAACAACATTGAAACGCCCGAATATCCGGACAGGACGCAATGGGTCAATGACCTTGGCTACAAGATGTGGAGCATCAAAGAAATTAGAGACGGAACAGTTTACAAAAGGTTCAAATCAAAACTAGGTTTATAATGTGCGGCATATATGGCATCACGGACAATAATCCTAAATTTATAGAAGACTATTTGGAGATATGCAAACACAGAGGACCAGACGGTTCGAATCTGTACACTTCAGACATTGTTACCTTAGGACACAATCTTTTGAGTATAATGGCAGATCCTGGAAAATCACAACAACCATGGATCACTCCAAAAGGTAATCGTCTTGTTTACAATGGAGAAATTTTCAACTATGAAGAACTACTGAACAAATACAAAAAGTTTAACAACACTACAGGGTGTGACACCGAACTACTTGCATGGGGCCTCGATACACATGGTTTAGATTTTATAGATGAGATCGATTCCATGCATGGCTTTGCGTATTATGATTTGCACAATAACACAATAACGCTCAGCAGGGATCATGCTGGCATCAAACCGTTGTATTATGCAGAGATAGACAAAGGTCTTGTGTTTGCTTCGGAGATAAAAGGAATGTTAGATATAGTTCCAAATGCAAGAATCCTTGACAACCTGGCATGTAGCATGATGACCAAAGCAGGAACAAATCCATTAAGAAACACGCTGTTCACAAATATAAAAAAAGTTTTACCAGGCGAAACGTTGGTTTACGATATTTCAAAAAGAACTATAAATTTCGTGAAGAGGATATACATCAAACCAAACGCCAATAATGATTATGATAAGAATGAGTTGAAAGAAATGTTTGCCAACGCTGTGAGACAATGCAGTATCGGAAGAAGAAAGATTGGGGTTTTCCTTAGCGGAGGAATAGACTCCACGATTGTTGCATATGAACTACAACAGATAAAAAATGATGTAAACACTTTTACGAATAGAATTACCCCACACACAGTTGCTGAAGAGGATTACAACAGTGATTCAAAAATGGCACAAAAATTTGCTACAGAGCGAGGTTTCAAGCACCATGACGTTGTGATATCACCCAAGGAGTACCTGTCAGCATGGGAAGACAGCATATGGTACCAAGAGCAACCAATTTACAATCCAAGTAATGCGATGTACTGCTACACAAACAAATACCTAGCGGAAAATGATATTGTAGTTACTTTGGCAGGAGACATGGGAGACGAACTGTTTGGCGGCTATCCAAAATATTTAGAACTTTTTAGGAAAACAAAAAAGCCAACATCATGGAGAGAACTTTTAAGCCTATGGATGCAGAGAATCAAGAAAGGCAGTTATGCCTTGACCGAAGTTTTAGAGGATGACACAGTTTTGTTAGACGAATTAGAAAAATGTTATGGAGATGAATTATGGAATCCTAAAGATCCAACAGCATCATACATGGCTCTGGATTGCGTTGCACAGGTCCCTGACTGCTTTCTTGCACGAAACGATAACTATGGCATGGCATACAGCATGGAGGGAAGATTTCCTCTAGCATCAAAAAAATTCATGCAGTATTGTCTAGACATTAAATCAAAACACAAGTTTGCAAGAGGAAGTACAAAATCCCTAGTGAAAGAATCATACAAAGACTTTTTGCCAAATTATATACTCAATAAACCAAAAACAGGGTGGACAGTTCCGATTGGTTATTGGATCATGGACGGGGTCGACAAGGATTTAAGTAAGGTGTACGCAAACACAATCGGAGCAGATAGATTAAAACTAGTGGGCAGATCGCAAAAGATAGGCAAAAGACTAATACCCGAATGGCAAATAAAAAGTTGGAAGGAAAAATATAAAATTAAATAATGTCATGCCAACCCTAGCAGTAGTAACAACTTTCCCGCCAAACAGATGGAGTACCTATGCCAAAAGGATGATTGATAGTCATGTGCAATTTTGGCCTGAGGATGTGACTCTGTATGCTTACTATGAAGGCGCCAAGCCTGACTACAATCATGCAAAAGTAAAATTTATTAACACCGAAGAAGCGAATCCTGAACTAATGAAGTTCAAACAGCGACATAAAGATGATCCAGTTGCTAACGGTGAAACTCAAGAAATACCAGGCGGAGTGAGACGAGATCCTAATGCCGGTAATAATGACAAAGGAAAAGGATCTTACCTGTGGGACTCTATAAGATTTGCACACAAAACATTTGCAGTTGACCATGCACTGAAAAATTTACAAACAGATTATGTGCTATGGTTAGACGCCGACACGTACACTTTCAGACCGATATCGACTGAATTTGTCACAGGATTGTTGCCTTCAGACAAACTTGTAAACTTTCTCGGTAGAGGAGACAAATATCCTGAATGTGGTTGGGTCTGTTACAACAGGAATCATAAAAAACGTAAAGAGTTTATGGAATACTGGACAAACTTGTACATACAGGACACAATATTCAAAGAACTAGAATGGCATGACAGTTATGTATTTTGGCAATGCGTTAAAAGAATTGCACCAAACGATGGAGTTGATATTGGTAAAGGTGCTGGTGCAAAAGGACATCATGTCTTTGTAAACAGTGTGCTTGGATCATATGTTGATCATCTAAAAGGCAAAAGAAAAATAAAGGGTAAAAGCAGTGCGAGTGATCTAAGGATGGCACGTGATGAGGATTATTGGAAGAACGTCGAATCATACGATCCATTCGGTGGCTTGAAATTTGATCCAAAAAAATAGTAAGCATAATTACTTGAAATGAAATATCCATTAGCATTTTCAACTTGGGGTGTTGAAGAAACAAACGCAATACAAAAAGTTGTCGACTCCGACATGTACACCATGGGTAAACATGTCAAACAATTTGAAAATGAATTTGCTGAATTGTTCAAAAGTCCAAACGCGGTAATGGTGAATTCTGGTTCGTCGGCAAACCTGTTAATGTTAAGTTTGTTGAAATGGAAATACAAACTGAAAGGTGACATCATAGCGCCTGTTGTAGGATGGGCCACAACATATTTTCCAATAGCACAGAACGGCTTTACAATAAATTTTGTAGATGTTGATCCAGACACATGGAACATCGATGTACAAAAGATCGAACAATCAATCACATCTAACACCTGTGCAATTATGCCTGTAAACTTGTTAGGCAACAGTTGTGACTATGATGCAATACGAAGTATTTGTGATAAGCACGGTTTGATGTTGATCGAAGACAACTGTGAATCGATGGGAGCAAAGTTTAATGGACAGTACACGGGTACATTTGGCCTTGCAGGATCATTCAGTTTCTTCTTCAGTCACCACATACAGACAATGGAAGGTGGAATGGTATTGTGTAAAAACAAGGACGATGCAGATTATCTAAGAAGTATGAGGGCACATGGCTGGGTGAGAGACCTGCCAGACAATTCGTCTCTTTACAAAAAAACTGGAAATGCATTCAATGACAATTTTATATTTGCTACTCCCGGATACAACTTAAGACCATTAGAAATGAGTGGTGCTATTGGATCAGTACAACTGGGCAAATGGGATAGCATCATGCAAACGAGACTTGAAAACGCAAAACACTTTGTAGAACTTTTTAGCGACAAGCCATGGTGTAGGATACAAAAGGAATTAGGTGAGAGTAGTTGGTTTACATTTGGAATGGTCCTTGACGGAGCACTAAAAGGACGTAGGACAGATGTAATACAAGCATTGGACAAAGCAGGAATACAGAACAGACCTTTAGCATCGAGGAACTTCTTGAACCAACCTGTGATGCCCAACCTTGACCACACAGTAATAGGATCAATGGAGGCCGCAGATGACATACATGACAACGGTTTCTTTGTTGGCAATGGAAGTGTCGCACTAAAAGAAGAAATAAGTCTCCTATATGAAATAATATCAGGAATGGTAAAATGAAAACATTAACTATTGCTACCACGTGGGGGACCAAGTATTGGCCTAATCCAGTTCGGCCTTGTGTCGAAAGCACGATTGCGAATTGGCCTGCTCATGCAAAAATATTATTGTACCCGGATGACATGTCACAAAAGATAGAATCAGATAGAGTAGAATACATAGACTTGTGCCAAGCACAACCAAATTTGCAGGCATTCATAGACAGGCATAAAGACAATCCTGAACTAAATCCACGGATTAGACAGAACAAAGAAGAACAAGCAGGTTTTGACAAAGACACATCAATATATGTGTATGACGCAGTGCGTTTCAGTTACAAAGTTTTTGCCTGCATAGATGCATGGCAAAGGACCAAACCCGACATGCTCTGGTTCTTAGATGCTGACCTGTTGACATTTGAAAAGATCCCAATGTCTTGGTTAGAACACATCATACCTGACTCTTCTTTCACTTCGTACCTCGGCAGGCCAAAGAAAGGATTTTCTGAAACTGGTTACTATGCATTCAACACTGCTCACAAGTACGCAGGAGAATTTTTCAACAGATGGGAACAATACTACACAGAAGATTTATTCTTCAACATACAAAAAGGATTCCTTAACCATTTCCCAATCGCTGGCTACACCGATTCATTCACGTTTGATGCAGTGAGAGTTGAAATGGAGCAGGCTGGTAAAATTAAAAATGAAGATTTGAATGATGGGAGATGGGCAGGAGAAAGAAAAGCACGACACCCATTTATAAACTCTGAGCTCGGCCAGTACATGGATCACATGAAAGGCTACACAAGAAAGTCAGCCATGAGCTCTAAGAAAAGGGACCTTACAACCAATCAGACCCATCCATATTGGAAGACACTAAAAGACTAGCATTGTAAATATGGTTATGAGATCATTAATCACCGGTTGCCAAGGCTTCATTGGAAAAAACCTAGCACAGCATTTGAAAAAACAAGGGCATCATGTCACAGGCATAGACAAGAAACTTAAAGTAGGTGATCCTGTTTTTGTAGACGAGTTCGTTGGACATGACATGGAATCGAGGATCACAATCGAAAATGATTTCGATAGAGTTTACCATCTATCAGCAGATGTGCCAAACTCAAAAAATGTTGGGTCTGCACAACTAGGAACGGGTAGAAGCAATCCAATACAGTCAATACAAGCAATGGACTTTGCGGCAAAAAATAAATCTCATTTGATCTACGCCTCAAGTGCTATGATATACAACACAGATCATCAAGGACATAATGGTCCAGATCTAAAAGAAGACGAACACATATGGCCAGCACAACCTGCCGGCAACATATACGGAATGGAAAAACTGTACAACATGCAATTGGCACAAGAGTACGCTAAGAGTTATGGAATAAAAGTCTCACTGCCTATATTTCATGCCATGTATGGACCACACTGTGATGTGTTAGAAAATTCAAAAGTGGTGGCCGCCACATGTTTAAAAATTTTACAGGCAGACGACCCAGGTGAAATAGAGATATGGGGCGATGGAACACAAATCAGATCATTCTGTTACATAGACGATCTCATGGTGGGATTGGACAAATTGATTGAGAACGATGTTCAGGTTCCAATTAACATGGGATCCGACGAAGCGATAACAATGACACAACTAGCAGATATGTTGATCAAGATATCGGGAAAGAAAATAAAAAAGAATTATCTACCATCTGGTCCAGCAGGATGTATGAGAAGGAACTCGGACAACACAAAAATTATGAAACTGACGGGGTGGAAGCCTAACTTCCCTTTACAGGAGGGTCTTGAAAGGACGTATGAATACGTCAAGACAGTTTTATAATGAGGGTAGAAGTTTGGCCAGGTTTTGGCCCTCTTAATTCAAAAGAAATATTCGAAAAATTTATAAATTCCTTGCATAACTCGGGCGATGAGGTGCACATCAACAGAGAAGCAAACGGCGATGTTGCAGTGATATGGAGTGTCCTGTGGCAAGGACGTATGCGTCAAAACAAACAAGTGTGGGATCGTTTCCGTAATTCTAACAAGCCAGTGGTGGTGATAGAAGTAGGCGGTATCAAAAGGAATGAAACGTGGAAAATTGGGATAAACGGTGTTAACAGAGAGGCAGACTTTGCCAATGAGAATGTTGACGAGAACCGTTGGAAAAAGTTTGGAATCAATTTGAGGCCATGGGGACAAACAGGAGATGACATAATTGTGTGTGGGCAACACACTGACAGTCATCAATGGAGGAATAATCCACCAATGTCAAAATGGTTTGATCAGCAGATCACAGGAATAAGAAAACACACAGACAGGCCAATCGTTATTCGTCCACACCCCAGAAACAGTGTTTTCATAGACACCAACAAATATCAAAACGTTAAAATAGTAAGACCCATAAGAGATCAGAAGACATATGATGATACAGACCTTGCAGAACGATTGAAATCAGCATGGGCGGTGGTGAGTCATTCCAGCAATCCGGCCATGACAGCAGTGTTCTCTGGCATACCTGTGTATGTGTCGGAATCAAGTCTAAGTTATGATGTTGGTAACACATCGTTCGCAAACATAAACAATCCTGCGATGCCTGAAAGACAAACATGGGCCAATCGGTTAGCATACACAGAATGGTGGATAGACGAGATAGAACAAGGCATACCTTGGAATAGGATCAAAAAACAATTGAAGGAAAAGTATTTGAAATGATCGAACCCATCGAGTGGAAACCATATCAAGGAGAAAAAGTCTGTGTCAATACAATAATCAGAGGCGGTAAAAAAATTCAAGAATGGCAATTTTACGAAGATCGAGTAAAGGCAGTTCCTAGAGGCAATGCGTATTGTATAGGTAACGGTCCGTCACGTAAAGGGTTTGATCTTTCACTCCTTAGAGACACAGGACAGTTGTATGGTTGTAATGCACTGTACAGAGACATCCTACCAGATTTTATTTTTTCCGTTGATGCTAAGATGACTGCACAGATGATAAAAGACGAGGTAGGATTAAAGACAATACACTATGCGCCTTCGTTAGAAGTAAACAGAGACAAGACAAAAATGTTACATTTGATCCCAAACAATCCGCATTGGATATCGGGCAACCAAGCATTTTGGACGGCAGGTGTACATGGACATAGGAACATATATCTTATAGGTTACGATTTCAGAGAATACGGTGCAGGAGAACTTAACAACATATATCAAGACACACCTAATTATGGTGAACGTAATGCTGATACCATATTTGACGGATGGCTCAAACAATTCAGACACATGATCAAACTAAGACCTTACATTAATTTCACAGTTGTCCATGATAGTCCACCAGAGTACCTTCACCATTTACAGACAGGCACTGACCTAGGCAACACTAAAGTTATAAGTTATAAAGAGTTGGAGACGGTGTTAGCATCTAGCAAGGCCTAGTCCAGCACTTGCAAATTTTGTCCGCCAAGCAAAAAAGTTTTTATTATGGTTCGAATAAGGATCTTTCAGCCAAGTCATTTGGTAAAGGTGCACCATTTCGTGTGCTAATGTTTCTATGAAGTCTTTCCATTTTGGAAACTTACAGTGTAACTCTATAAAGTAATCAACATCAATATGATACGGAATTACTCTTTGATCAAATTTACCTCTTGGTGTTTTTCTATTGTCCCAATTAGCGACACACCTACCCCAGTCTTTATGAAGTTTCCTTATGTGCAACGGAACCATTGGTAATCTACTGTTGAACAAAGCACGATTTATGTATCTGAACCATTGATATGCCTGTTGCTCGGTTGGTCTGAATCCTTTCTTATTCTTGTATCTGGTCTCAGTATTTTCCAACCTAATTTTCAATAGTTTTTTAACGTTTACCTTTTTACTTTTAGTTTTTTTCATGGTTGACAGTTTTACCAATTATGCTATAATATACTAATAATTACCTAAAATATCATGGATAATATGCACACAGATTTGCCAAAAACAATTAACGAAGCCCTTAAAATACTAGCATATAATGATTATTTTTGGTCAGATGACACATTCCCCCAAAAGATGCAAATAAAACCCCACCCAAAAGATTTTGCCACAGTGAAATCATTGGCAGAAGCACAATATCCATGGACAGAAAAACAGGCGAGGTTGGCTCTTGTAATTCTGAAAAGATATCTTACAAAGTTCCAAACACACGGCATGGATATAAAAAATTTGCTCGACCATCCACAATACGAGGATGAATTTAGGGTAATAAATTTTGATAAAGTGATTGAAAAGTTCACCGACGACGAGGGCATAGACAGAATAGAATTGAAATTTCCGTACAATAAAAAAGTTATACAACTTATTAGATGTCTGAAAGACAAGAGAGACTTCCCTGCAGGCTACAGTCAGTATGATGGCGAAAACAAAAAATGGACATTCTTGCACACTGACGTGACAGCCTACTACCTTACACTGATTGCGGCACGTTATGATTTCAAATTTACTGACGACAGTCTATTACGTGATTATGAAACAATTAAAAAAGAGATAATAGGACACAGACAACCTACTGCACAACTTATTGGAAACGAGATTGTGTTGAACGACGCACCTGAATCTTTGCAAGAATATTGGAATGAGAACTTGAAAGACAAACCTGCCCTGAGTCAAGTCGACGCTCTCAAAAATTTAAGTATACCCACACAAGGTATCCATGTTCCTGCACAAACAAGTATAGGTTACAAAGTGGCCCATAACAAATATCATAAACTGTGGATCGATTCAAAAACTTACTCTAAAAATGAAGTTGTCAAAGGACTTATAGAATTAAATTGTTTTCCTTTAATGATGCCTGTGAGTGGTGACATACACATGGAGTCAGACGTAAAAGAATTTTGGGAATGGATGAACGCTTTCAAATCACACGGTATAGATTTATTGCAACAATGCAGTTGGGGGTTCGAAGTAAAAGAACCAATTTTCAAAAAAGATGTAGACAGGCACAATGAAAGAACCTATCTCCTAGACAACCAGAAGTCTCAAGAATTTTTCGAGAACTTATATGAATTACACCAAATGAGTAAACAATTCAAATTGATAAATCAAGATACCAAAATAATATTTGTGCGTAACAGAATACCAAGAGCACTGATCAAAAGCAAGGTAAAACCAAAGGCCTCTTTGGTGGCACTAGGTGGTGGTTATTACGCCACTGGCACAGACAATCTTAAAAGAATGCTTGAAAATCTTCCAAAAAAGTTGTACTATAGTGATCACCAGCCGAGTAGTTGGGATTGGCATGATCATATAATAATAAAACTTTAGAATGAGCAGTTGTAAACTAGTAATAAAAGACGAAGTAAACGTTAAGTTTGAGAACCTTAGCCTCGAATGGCGTAAGAGATTATCTAATAAATTCAAATATGAAATACCATATGCAAGGCACTTGCCCGCAGTAAAACTAGGAAGGTGGGATGGTAAGGTCAGTTTCTTTGGTCTTGGAGGCACAACATACCTCAACCTTGTGGACCAAATCCTGCCAATATTGGATGAAGGAGGAGTGTACGTCGACTTCGAAGATCGCAGGAAAAAACACAACTTTGAATTTAAGGCAGTGGACAAAGATTTCCTAGCACACATCACATGGCCCGACACACATCCATGTGCTGGACAATCAATACAGTTACGAGACTATCAGGTTGAAACAATAAACAAGTTTATTGAAAACCCACAATGCATACAGGAAATTGCCACAGGAGCAGGTAAAACTATAATCACAGCGGCATTGTGTCAGTTGGTAGAACCGTACGGCAGGACGCTTACTATTGTTCCAAATAAAAGTTTAGTCACGCAAACAGAGGAAGACTTCTTGGCCTGTAACCTCGATGTTGGGGTGTACTACGGAGACAGGAAGGAACTAGGAAGATACAACACAATCGCGACATGGCAGTCATTGAACGTGCTAGAGAAGAAAAGCAAGGACGAACACACAACAGATTTTTTAGAAGCGATACAAGGTATAAGCACAGTCATAATTGATGAGGTGCACATGGCAAAAGCAGATGTATTGAAAAGATTGTTGACAGGGCCATTCGCACACTGCGGCATACGTTGGGGTCTGACAGGCACTGTACCAAAAGCAGACTATGAATTTATGGGTCTGAAGTGTAGCATAGGAGAAGTGGCAAACAGAATACAAGCGAGTGAACTACAAGACAAAGGAGTTTTAGCAAACTGTCATGTAAACGTTCTGCAAACACAGGATCATCCACAGTTCAAAACATACGGTGAGGAGTTGAAATGGTTAACCACAGACACTAACAGGATGTCTTGGGTGGCCAACACAATCAAAGATATAGCAACGTCTGGAAACACACTGATCCTTGTTGATAGAATATCAGCAGGAGAAATATTAGAGAAGAAAATTAAAGATGCAGTGTTTGTTTCTGGAGCAACTAAAAACACAGATAGAAAGGAACAGTATGATGAAGTATCTACTAGCCAAAATAAAGTTATTATTGCCACATATGGAGTTGCCGCTGTTGGTATTAATATTCCTCGTATTTTCAATCTTGTTCTTATAGAACCTGGAAAGTCCTTTGTTAGGGTAATTCAGTCAATAGGACGTGGGATAAGAAAAGCCGAGGACAAAGACAGTGTGCAAATATGGGACATCACCAGCAGTTGCAAATTTGCAAAAAGACATCTCGGAGCAAGGAAAAAATTTTACAAAGAGGCAAATTATCCTTTCAATATAGAAAAAATAGATTATCCAAATAATTTCAACATGTAAATAGGTTTATGATTAAGAATGTATCTTTAATGCATAAGGAACCTTTTAGGTGCAAATGTATTTGTAACGAAAAACTAATTGGTGAAACTTTTAATCAGACCTATCATTATTTTGAAATCAACGAAACTCCGGCTAAAGTTGTGCTGGAATTTGAACCATTCAAAATTAGGCCACTTTTGCGTTTGAACAAATGCTTGGTAGATACGGGTGTGGCAGAAGTAGATGTGTATGATCACAAATACGAAATGTCTTTGAAACCAGATTGGTTAGAGATGTATACAAAAAATATTATAAAATCAAAACAAGAATATCTTAAGAGAGAAAATTTAGGTAAGGATGCTGATCCCGAGAAAGTGAAAAAATGGTTTGAAGAATATTACTTTGAACAACAAGAGAGAAAATTTTCTTACTACAAGAAAGAACTAGACCAAATATTAAGTAATTTACAATGAAATCCGCACTTTTAGTTAACCTACCAAAATACGATTTACATGCCAGTCCGGGAGCAATTGGCATTATAAGAGGAATGTGTGAATCTCAAAATTTACAAACCAACACCTTAGATTTCAACGTGTACTTGTATAACAATCTCACAAAGGACGAATGGTGGACTGTCGACAACTGGTGCAAATTTCTCGACAACAAACTTCCACAGGCCCTCGAAGATAAAATCCTCAATTTGTGGGACAGAGCAGTGCAGGAACATTTACCACGAAGTTGTGAGTTTATGATGATATCTGTATTCTCATATTGGACAATGTATATTGCACGACTTTTGATAACTCATGAATCTAAAAAACTAAGACCTTACAAACTAGTTGTTGGAGGCAATGGGTGTATAAGCACTTTCCCAGACACAAAATTATCATTTGAAGAATGGAATCGGAAAGGCAACTACATCGAACACCTATTAATAGGCGAAGCAGAAATCAAACTATCTGAATTACTCACCAACGGGCAAGTAAAATATAATGAAAACGATTTAGATTCTTTCCCTTTCCCTTCATATGGAGGAGTTAAGTTTGACGATTATTCCGAAAAAAAATTGTATATCACAGGATCTCGTGGTTGTGTTCGGAAATGTAAATTTTGTGATATAAAGAATACCTGGCCTACCTTTAGATTTCGGACAGGACAATCGTTGGTAGATGAAATAAAAAGGCAAGTTGGAGAGTATGGAATTAAAACTTTTGAATTTACAGACAGTCTTATTAATGGCTCGGTTTCTCAGTTTAGCAAATTCAATGAAATTTTAGCAAACGAAAAACAAAAAAATAAAGACCTAGAGGATGTAACATACATCGGACAGTTCATAGTGAGGCCAAAAAAGAACATGCCAGAAAGCCATTATGAGGCAATGTACTACGCTGGTTGTAAACAATTGACAACAGGCATTGAAAGTTTTTCAAATTCCGTGCGTGATCACATGGGTAAGAAGTTTTCAGACAATGACATAGAATACCATTTAGAACAATCTGCTTTCTGGAATATACCAAATGTCTTTTTAATGATAAGTGGATACCCAACTGAAACAGAAGAAGATCATGCAAAAAATTTAGCGGATCTTGAAAAATATTCAATGTATGCCAAATTAGGTGTGATAGAATTGATCAGTTGGTGTACAATGCACCTCATACCAGACACACCAATTACATCACCAAAAATGATGGAGCATTTCAAATTTTACATGGAAGAGAACGCCACAGCGTTAAAGAATGTAAACCATCATATGCCTACTGCTTCTTTCCTATGGTCAACACCAAAAAACAAAGGCAACAACCCAAAAACCAGATTGTTAAGACTCATAGACATACACAGGGTGGGAGACGAATTAGGTTACAATCAAACTAAAATGGAAGAAAATTTCAAACAATTATTAAAATTATCAGAAAATTATAAAAATAAAAAACAAAATCTACTGTACAATTAATAAGCATTTTGTTATAATAATAGGATGAAGATTCTCACACTCGATAATAAATCTTACACTCTGGAAAAAGTACCGGAATGGGTGGACGATAAGTTGAGATTTGCAGTGCTTGATAATTCAGATCCAACTAATCCTGATTTCTTTTACATACCTCTAATATTCCTTGAAAGTTTCAACGCACCTGCGGCAGTGCTTGAAATCGGCGACCACAAAATTAAAATGCCATTGGATTGGAAGATGCTGATAGGTGAAGCAGGGCAATCTGAGATGCATGTGTTACCGATTACTAGTTTGAATGACAGAGGCTTCGATGCCTTTACATTCAACCCTTTATCAAGTCCTAAACCAGATTTCGTACCAATAGATGTTGTTGACATCTACACCGAAGTGAAATGGTACTTCCCTAAAATTAAATCTGGCCAGATGTTGGCAGTGCCATTGACTGATGGTCCGTCACCAACATGTGCCTATTTTGTAAAAGACATTTCAAGACAATGCGAACAGGTAGATTATGGCTCCGTCTGGTAGGAGGTCTATTACGATCGAAGCACCTGTTATGATAACAAGTAATAAACTTGCAGTATGGATGGACGAGAAATGGATGCACGACTTTTTTGATTTTTTACAACTTCATAAATTCAAACTTTCAGGTTTACAACACAAACAAAGGAAATTAAAATTAACATTTGTAACAGCAAAAGAATGCACAATGTTTGGACTAAAATATGCCGGCAGAAAAAAATAGAAAATTTTTTGACTTACGTAATGGTCTTAAAGCAGTAGACTTTAGAAACAAGGATTACTTTGATCGGATAGACGACAAAGAAAAATCATTGTATTCGCCGTACATGCTCATGAGGTACGTGTCCAGCACTTCGTCCAAAGACCAATTTTATGTTGAACACTATGTGGAGATGGTCAACGAGTGTGTAAACAAACACTGTTTCACGCTAGGCAAACACAAAAAATTGTTATGGGTACTGACCGCAATGTGTGGATCGTTGCAACAACAATTTCATCCATGGATCAAACCAATGAAGCGTGTTCCAAACAAAAGTTTGAAAAAATTGCAACAGATATACCCAACTTGGAAAGAGTCTGATTTAGAAACTTTAGATAAAGTAATCACTGACAGGGAACTGGAGGAACTGATAGAAGCACATGGCCTCAACGAATAAATGCACTTATTGTGGCAAGGAGTTTGCAAAAGCAAGGACGTTACAAGTTCACTTGTGCGAACCTAAACGTAGATATTTGCAACGTGATGAGAAATGGGTAGTAAACGCATTTATGGTGTTTCAAAGATTCTATCAAATACATCAACACAATTCAAAGCCAAAGACATATGACGACTTTGTGAAAAGTTCGTACTACAACGCATTTGTAAAATTTGGTCGATTCATTATGCACATCAACCCATTGTACCCAGACAAATACATAGACTATGTTTTGCAATCAAAAGTGAAATTGGATCACTGGGCAAGAGATGATCTTTATGAATTATATCTAGTAGAAGCGTTGAAGACGGAACCAGTAGAAGCCGCACTGCAAAGAAGTATAGCAACAATGATGGACTGGGCAACAGAACAAAATGCACAATGGTCAGACTACTTCAGACTCGTAAACACAAACAGAGCAGTAGCACACATCCAACAAGGCAAAATTAGTCCGTGGTTGTTGTTAGGTTGCAACGCAGGCAAAAGGATGTTAAAATCATTTAACGACGAACAATTACAAATGATCGAAAAATTTATAAATCCAAGTTTCTGGCCAAGCAAACTAAAAAGTTATCCAGCGGATCTTATGTTGGTGCAGGACACAGCACGGGAGGCTAAAATTGTCTAAAATAGATATACAAGTTGCAGAGAGTTTAGAATTTGAACATGGTGATATTGCAATCACAATCAAACCAGATGGAACAATAGGAAAAGTCATAATGCCCAAGATGGACGAAGAAACTAGGAACAGCGAAGGTTATAGAAAAATGCTTGACGTAATAGAACTTTTACAACCCGGATCGAAAGAAGAATTTATAAAACATGATTCAAAAGCAAAAGGAAGTGTACACTAATGCCTGATGTGGATATAGATTTCTATGACAGAGACAACACATTAAAGTTGTTCAAGCACACACCTGCGTCTATGATCAAAGACGGCAAGTCAGAGAAGCACAAGACCGGAGTGTATTTCCATGCAGTACCAGAACACCCTGTAACTGGACACGCAAGTCTTGATTACAAACAAGCAGAGGACAGAGGATACTTCAAAATAGACTGCCTTAATGTGAACATCTACAAGGACGTGAAGTCTGAACAGGAACTGGTTGAACTGATGATACAGGAGCCAGACTGGGACATGCTGAAAGATCCAAAGATTGTTGAAAACCTTTTTCACCTAAATGGCCATTATAACATTGTGTCCAAACTTGAACCAAAAACTATAGAACAACTTGCGGCTGTGTTGGCAATAATACGTCCTGCAAAAAGACATCTTATGCACAAGCAATGGGTAGACATAATGAAAGAAGTATGGGTGCGTCCAACAGATGGATCTTATTTCTTCAAGAAGTCACACGCTGTTGCATACGCACAGGCGATAGTAGTGCAGATGAATTTGATGTTAAGGGATAAATATAGTTTTGATGCGACGTCAAAAAAATAAAAAGAAAATAGAAAATTACCTAAAGAAATCCAAACAAAAATCCACGTCTTCTCTTCGTTCAGAGTTTAAAAGTTATCAGCCGGATAGTCCTTTGACACAACACTATCTTACAACTGGTGCTATACTTCCTGAAAAAAAGAAGACTAGGTAGGTCTTCTTACTAATTGGATAGTTCTTCTTTTTACCCGTTTCTTTGAAATTTCAGATAATTTCACAGTGGGTCCATGCACTATCTCAATATCCTTTGAGTTGAGTGTTACCAATGTTGACCTGAAATATCTAAACTCTCCTTTGAGGAATATGTTGATTGGTAATTTCCTATTGGATTCATGCCACCATATCTCACCACATTTCAAAAATCTCATTTTGTCCTGTGGCATCATCAGTCTGCCATAATCATAAAAACTGATAACGTTAGCATCTTCGTTCTGGACTATACCAACATATTCTAGATCTCCCTTTCTGATCAGGCTCAAAAATGGGAATTTGTCTCTCAGGGTGTTAAAAATTTCGATCATTCTATTCCTATAAATACTGTTAAATATGTACTATGCAAACAGTTCAAAGGTATTTACTATCGCAGACGGTAATAGTTTACCAAAGCGGTTATCACGGGAGGAACTCTAAAGTGTACGATAGGCGATTAACAGTGTACAGAGGGGTGACCAACCCACTTACCTTCACGTTCAAAAACGAAGATCAGAAGGCCCAAGACGTGTCCGCTAAGACGGTGTCTTCGGGCAATTATTACCAATTAGAGGTGATAGACTCAGAATCAAAGCAATCAGTGATAACGAAAAATTTAACAATAATCGATGATGGCAGTACTCAAGCAACAAAAGGACAAGCCAGTTGTGAGATAAGTGATGGTGATTTATTGAGTCTAGATGCTAAATTTTACACTTACGCCATCAAAGAAATAAAATCAGATGGAAGCACTTTGGTCACATACGCTGATACCAGTTACGTAGCCGGAGGTACTATTGAAATACTGGATGGGGCATACGCACAGTTTTTACCAAGCACAAGTGTTTCAACATTTCCAAGCGGCGGCCCACTGGCTTACGTGTCTGGAAACATCAACGCTAAGCCTGGACTTAACAACAACAAGGCTCTTCACACAATCGCTGTTTACACAAAAAACTTCTCTGGGGCGTTAAGAGTGCAAGGCACTATGAGTGCAAGTCCTAGCGATACTGATTTCTTTGACATCACAATGGACGGCGCTAGTGTTCCTGCGAATTCATTCACTAGTTCTTCAACAGTTACCAATTTCAATTTCACAGGTGTTTACCAATTTGTGAGATTTGCGTGGGGCAACGACAGTGGTAACACAGGCGTGATTGACAAAATCCTTTACAGACAGTAAAATATAGTTTATGAACCTGATCCAGAATACAATTCTGACTAGTCTGCCTGCGGGTAGAAAGAAAACTCCAAGTGGTTGGATAAGTTTCAACGCACCCTGTTGTGTGTACAATGGCGAGACAGCAGACAAAAAGAAACGTGGTGGCATAATGACCAGTGCTGATGGCACTGTAAGTTATCACTGCTTCAACTGTGGCTTCAAAGCAAGTTACGTAATAGGTAGAAAACTTGCGTACAAGATGAGGCAATTCATGGGATACATTGGCATACCCGATGACACAATACGTAAATTGGCAATAGAGGCAATGCGTGAAGAGGAGGGTGATGTCAAATATGAAAAGAAAAAATTTGTAACATTCAAGAAAAAAGAATTGCCAAAACACACAAGGTTGCTTGGCGAATGGTTGGAGGAGTACACAGTAGGAACAATGCCAACAGAACAACAAAACAAAATTGATAATCTACTGAACTATCTAGCAGGAAGGGGTATAGGTCCCGATTGGTATGACTTCATGTACTCATCTGACAAGCATTGGGACGTTGATAAAAGATTGTTGATTCCATTTTATTGGCGTGGCGATGTTGTTGGCTTTACAGGGAGACTGTTTGATCAATCTGACAAAGTGAAATATTACACAGACGTACAGCCGGGGTATGTGTTCAACATGGACGCACAAGATTGGACAAGGAAATTTGTTATAGTCACAGAAGGTCCATTTGATGCTATTACCATTTCTGGTGTCAGTATATTAGGATCGGAGATAAATGATACACAAAGAGAATTAATTGATGGCCTGGGCAGGCAAGTTATTGTGGTCCCAGACAGAGATGCTCCTGGAGAAAAACTAATAGGACAGGCAAAAGATTTTGGATGGAGCGTGGCTTTCCCAGAATGGGGAGATGACGTAAATGATGTTGCGGATGCTGTAGCAAAATACGGAAGATTATTTGTCATACAATCTATACTGAAAACAGCAGAATCCAATAAACTGAAAATAGATCTAAAAAGGAAAATGTATGGTTAGTTTTCATATTGAACCTACAAGTAAATGCACACTAGAGTGCCCGTTGTGTGATAGGACTTGGTTCTACGAGACATTCAAAAAAAGAAACTTGCATGAAATAAACATAGAACACCTTGTTGACTTCGTGGGTGTCAACGCTGAAGTGGCGATGTGTGGCAACAACGGAGATCCAATATACCATTCACAATTTATTGAACTGTGCAAAAGATTAAAAGACAATAACTGCAAGATTAGTATTACAACAAACGGATCCTCAAAGACTAAAACATGGTGGGAAAAATTGAACAACATATTAGATGAAAATGATCTTGTGCAGTTTTCTATTGACGGGTTGGAAGACACAAACCATTTATATCGCAGAAACGCAAAATGGAAGTCTATCATGGATGCCATAGAAGTTTTTGCCAGACGTGATTGCCAACTGACATGGAAGTTTATTGTTTTCAAACACAACCAGCATCAAATTAAAGATGCCAAAGAGTTATCTAAAAAACTTGGATTTGATAATTTCAGATTAGAACACAGCGACAGATGGTTAGGGAAAAAAGAATTTATGCCTGACAGAGAATTTGTTGATACGTATTACCAACAACAACAGAAAGTTTTGATTGATCCTAGTTTTGAGACTGACATGGAACCTATGTGCCTTGTTGGTCACACACCAAGCAAAGACTTATACATTGATGCAGAAGGAGATTTTTACCCTTGCTGTTGGATCGGAACATATAGATACAAATATAAAAGTTTGTTTTCACCAAAAGAAAACAAGTTCAATATAGCAGACAACACACTAGATGATATTTTAAACAATACCAAAGTAAAAGATTTCTTTGAAACAACAAAACAATTTACATCTGCTCATAATTGTTGTAAAATACACTGCGGAAAGAAAAATGGCTGAATATACATTTGATGTACAGAAACTTTATATAGAAATGCTCCTTGCAGATGCAGAGTCATTTGCTAGGGCACAGAACATATTCAAACCTGAATCGTTTGATCGTAAACTACAACCCATTGCCAAGTTTGTAAAAGATTACATGGACGAATACAAAGTAATGCCTGAAGTAGAACAAGTGAACGCAAAACATGACATCAAACTTAAATCGGCAAAAGATCTAGATCCAAGTCATTTCAATTGGTTGCTAGACGAATTTGAAACATTCTCGAGACACAAGGCACTAGAACGTGCGATACTACAATCCGCTGATATGTTGGAGAAGGGTGATTACGCACCAGTCGAAGACATGGTCAAGGATGCAGTGAACGTCGGACTGACACGTGATCTCGGTACAGACTACTTTGAGGATCCTAAAGGAAGACTAGAGGCACTCAAGGCAAACAACGGACAGATCAGTACAGGCTGGAATAACTTAGACAAGAAACTGTTTGGCGGTTTCAACCGTGGAGAACTAAACATCTTTGCAGGTGGATCAGGCGCAGGTAAGAGTTTGTTCTTGCAGAATCTT